AAGGCACTACTCAGTTTTACAGCATTAACGGTATAAATGGTGTTGATCTATACCCTATTCCTGACGCTGCGTACACACTGCGGTTTAATGTGGTGTTACGTACTACAGACTTTACCAACGACACAGACCCACTGAACGTGCCTTATAACCCTGTTATACGTCTGGCTACAGCGTTAGGAGCAAGAGAGAGAGGAGAGACTGGCGGTACTAGCGCAGCAGAACTGTTCGCACTAGCTGATGCTTCACTAGCAGACGCTATAGCAATGGACGCTGCATTACATCCTGAAGAAACTATCTGGTACTCATAATGGCTCAACAGCTACAGAACATTACTATTGCAGCTCCCGGCTTTGCTGGACTCAATACTCAGGACTCACCAATAGGCGTAGACCCATCGTTTGCTGCTGTTGCTGACAACTGTGTTATTGACAAGCTAGGCCGTATAGGGGCGCGTAAGGGCTGGGAAACAGTCACTACTAACGGCTCTTCTGTGTTAGGCAGTAGCCGTGGTATAGAAGGTATACACGAGTTTGTTGCTAGAGATGGTACAAAGACTGTATTCTCTGTAGGCAACAACAAGATATTTACTGGCACTACTACTCTTGCTGAAGTAACGCTACCAAGCGGATACAACATAACAGCTAACAACTGGAAGATTGTATCGTTTAACAACAACGTCCACTTCTACCAGCGTGGTCATGCTCCTCTGGTTTCCACTGCTGGCTCTACTACATTAGCTTTGTCAGTAGACGGCTCACACGCAGCTCCTTCAGGCAATGAAGTATTAGCAGCCTCTGGTAGACTTTGGGTAGCAGACTTAACAGGCAACAAGCACACTGTCTACTGGTCAGATACTTTGCTAGGTAATAAGTTTCATGGTGGTGCGTCAGGTAGTATTGACGTAACTCTTGTGTGGCCTACAGGTACTGATGAGGTAGTAGCTCTAACAGAACACAATGACTTTCTAATTATCTTTGGTAAGAAGTCTATTATTGTTTATCAAGGCACTTCTGATCCTGCTAATACGTTGGTACTTGCAGACACTATTGAAGGAGTAGGTTGTGTAGCTCGTGACTCTATACAGCACACAGGCACTGACGTACTGTTCTTGTCAGACTCAGGACTACGTAGCTTTGGCAGAGTGATACAAGAGAAGTCGTTGCCTATGCGTGACATCAGCAAGAATGTCCGTAACGATCTGATGGAAAAGGTGAACGTAGAGTCACTGCCTATCAAGACTGTTTACAGCGCAGACGAAGCCTTCTACCTGCTTTCTCTACCCTCTACCAATACTGTGTACTGCTTTGACATGCGCGGCCCTATAGACCAATCTGGGGCGCACAGAGCTACTACATGGACAGAACTAGACCCCCTGTCCTTTGCACGTTTAGAAGACAAGACCATCTACATAGGCAAGTCTACAGGCATTGTTAAGTACTCAGGCTACCTAGATGGCACAGCAACCTATCAGTTACGTTACTTTAGTAATCCTACAGACTTTGGTAACGCTTCTAATCTCAAGTTCTTAAAGAAGTTTAACTTGACTATTGTAGGCGCACACGGCACTGACATAACGCTTAACTGGGGTTATGACTACACAGATGTCTACAACAAGCAAGCCTTTACATTCTCTGCGTCTAACGCTATTGCTGAGTATGGTGTTGCAGAGTACGCAATAGCAGAATACTCAGGAGGAGCAGACGCTCTAATAAACACGCCTTCTGTAAACACTGGTGGTAGCGGTTCTGTTGTTACCATTGGTATTGAAGCACAAATAGACAACGTACCATTTTCCATTCAAAAGATTGACATACACGCTTTACTAGGGAGACTTATCTAATGTCCAACTATACAAAGACCACTAACTTTGCGGCTAAAGATGCTTTATCCTCTGGTAACGCCAATAAGATTGTACGTGGTACAGAGATTGACGCAGAATACACTAACATAGCTACAGCGGTAAACAGCAAGGCTGACACTGCTGCTCCTACATTTACTGGTACTGTAACAGCCGCTACCGTAAACGTGACAGGCACACTAACGGCTGACACAATTACTGGAGGGTCTTACTAATGAGTGAAGAAACTGGCGGCACAGTTATGGATTTTCTTAGAGGTATTGACTACAACGATCTAATTAGAACAGGCAGTGAATACTACTTAGGCGATGAGGCTATTAAGGCTGTAAGAGAGTCTGGTATTGAAGGTCAGAGACAAGCTGGAGAGTTAGCAACAGCAGCTCGTGCTGGTACTACATTCCAGCCCTACACCGTTACTGGTGGATTAGGTGACGTGTCTACTACTGCTGAAGGTGGTTTTGGTATTAACTTGTCACCTGAACAGCAGGCTATGCAACAGCAGCTAATGGGTCAGGCACAGGGTTTATTTGATCAGGTAGGTCAAGACCCTGCGGCACAGCAGGCTGCGATATTTGAGCAGATAAGAGCTACACAGCGTCCTGAAGAAGAGCGTCAGCGTCTTGCTACAGAGGCTCGTATGCTGTCACAGGGCCGTTTAGGTATCTCTGGTGCTGCTTACGGTGGTTCTTCCCCTGAGCTACTAGCGCAAGAGACAGCGCGTCAGGAGGCTATGGGTCGTGCTAACTTAGGTGCTAGGCAGCAAGCGTTATCAGAGCAGCAACAGGCTTTGTCAGGTGCTACAGGACTAATGGCTGCTGGTTATCAACCACAACAACAAGCGTTGGCCATGCTACAAGCTAGTTCAATACCTGCTGGCTTTGCTGATGTTGGTCGTAGGTCTGGTACACAACTAGCGTCACAGCTTGGACTAGGTGGACTAGAAACTAGAATGCAAGGTGAAGACTTAGCTACTCAGTTACGTTTAAGTCAGCAAAACGCTCTGCTTGGAGGCTTGTTTGGAGAGCGAGGAGACTCTAAAAGTTCTATGGTAGATTTGATTTTAGGCGGAAACAATGACGACAACGGCTTAATAGATTTAATTGGCGGCTGGCTGGACTTCTAAGGAGAATATGACATGGCTAGAGATTTAGTAGGATTGCTTACGGGCATTGAAGATACCCAGAACCCAGTAGCAGTACCGGGTAGTAAAAACTTTTATGGTCAGTTCATGGCTAATCGTAACAGAGCAGTTCAGCAGGGGCTGGGAAGTTTGGTGAGAGGTGGAGAGCCTTCTGCTCAGGAAAACAGGCAGAGGGCTATGATAGAACTAAGCTCACCTACAACTGCTGACGGGCAGTCTAAACCAATTAACCAGCAGATAACAGACCTTACTAAGCTGGCTAGAGTGCATCAGGTACAAGGTAACTCCGCAGCGGCTGGACAGGCAGCAGCAAAAATTAAACAGTTAAAAGAAGAAGCATTAAAGGAAAAACAGGCTAAGGACTTAGCTTTAAAAGTTAATCCAATAAACTCTGCCCTAGCCGAACAAATAGTCAATCAAGTTCCGGGGTCTATGGCAGCAGGTTTAGAAGCACTTCAGCCTAAAGGCGAAACGGTTAATATCGTTAGAGGTTCAGATAGACAAGTAATAGGCACAGCAATACAAAAACCAGATGGTTCGTTAGTTAACCAAGAGGGACGGCCTATTACGCTTCCTCCGGGTGTTGGAGTTTCTAAAACTATTCCGGGTGCAGGAATAAGCCTTGCTCCAGACCCTTCTGCTGAAGTTCTGGCAAAGAGCCTAGAAAGAAATTTAACTCAACAAGGAGAGATGTTTGAAACTGTTGACGCTAAAATGCCTCAAGCTAGGCAAAAGATAGAAACTGCTCAAAGAATCTATGCATCTCTTGAAAAGGTAGCGCCTAGTGGCAATGTTGCTGAAAGAATAGTAAATTTAGCTGAGAATGTACAAAGTGCGTTTTCAGTGCTTGGGGTAGAAACTCCAAAGTCAGTTCAAAAAGCAATTAGCGAGGGTACTGATTTAAAACAGATAGGTTTTAAAGCAATGGAGCCTTTAATTGAAGCGCAAGGAAGAGGCTTTACAGACAAAGACAGAGAACACGCTAAAAAAGTTCTTCCGGGATTGTCACAGTCTTGGCAATATAACGAGATGATTGCTGATTTAAACACGTTAGACGCTTACATAACACAAGATCAAATGCTTTTTGCAAACAAGCGGAGAAAACTTAGCGAAGTAACTGACCAAGCTGGCGAAACTTTGTGGACTTCTTATCTAAATGACTTGTCTATGTCTAAAACAGAAGTAGTAAACGAAGGCACAGAATCAGCTTATACTCGTTTGGTTCCTATAAAGACTAATGAAGACTTGTCTCAATATTGGGTAAAAGCACGTCCTAAAGGCTTTAA